CGGGCGGGCGCGGGGGTTACGGGGTGTCGGCGCCCTTGATCAGGACGGCGCGGTTCGGGTCGAGGGTCTTCGTGCCGTACAGGCAGTCGACGGAGACGACCATCTGCTTCTTGTCCATGTCGTAGTCGCGGATGACACGGAGCGCGAACCCCTTGTAGTTCATGATCGCGGCGTCGATGGCGCCCTGCGGGAGCTCCAGCGGCCGGAACGCGAGGGCGAACGCGGTGCGGTGGAAGGCGACGTTCTCCTCGGTGGTCGGCTGGCCGCTGGCCGGGGCGCCGGGCTGGCCGACGTGCTGCGTCCAGTACGGGTCAAACCCGGAGACGCGGCCGCCGAGGGAGGCCTCCAGCAGGCCCTCGGTGGAGCCTCGCTTCTCGGACGAGCGCCACACCTTCTCGGCGGTCCACCGGGCCTTGGTGGTCGGGCCGGTGACGATCCGCCGCTCGGTGGTGGGGACCTTCGCGAGGTCGAGGACGGAGCCGGCCTGGATCAGGACGCGGCTGTCGGAGTACGGGTAGTCCCCGTTGTAGCCGGTGTAGTCCTCGCCGGCGGCGTTCGGGGTGGCGTGGCCGACCTCGGCGGTGATGTCGTTGCGCAGGGCCAGAAGGTCGATGTCGATCTTCTGGGCGATGGCCTCCATTGCCGGGGTGAGGAGTTGGGCGTCGAAGTCCGTGATCTTGAGGGACATGTCCTCGGACGTGACGGCGAAGGAGACGTCGGCGAAGTGGTTGAGCGTCATGTTGACCGAGGTCTCGGTCGCGTCCTGCACCGTGATGCCCGAGGTCCGCGAGTACTCGTTCGCGGTGAACACCGCCGGCTTGCGGATGGTGATCGCGTCGCCCACCTTGCGGGCGAACTCCGGCTCGTAGTCGCGGTGCACGAGCGACGCCATGACGGTCGACTCGTAGAGGTTGGCGAGAGCCTGCTGCGCGATGACCTGCGCGGTCAGGAACGTGTTGGCCATGGTGTCTGTTCTCCTTACCCGGCTCGGCGCTTGCGGCGCGCTTCGCGGATGTCGTCGATGGTCTGGGGGCCGCCGTCGGGCTTGTCGCCCGTAGAGCCGTTGAAGTCCGTGCTGCCGCTGTCGCTCTTGGCGGGGGTGGCGGCGAGCTTCGGGTTGTCGGTGACGGCCGCCTTGATGGCCTCGCCGACCTTCTTGGCGAAGGCGCTGTCGGCAGGGTCGAGCTTGCCGAGCTGGGCCATGAACGCCCGGGAGTCGGTAAGCGCGCCCGGGTCGGCCCCGTGTGCCGCGGCGCCCTTGAAGACGGCCAGCTCGATGGCGGTCTCGCGGTGCGCGGCGGTCGCCCGCTCGATCTCCGCGGTGAGCTTGGCCGGGTCCGGCGGTGGCGCCTTCTCGTCCTTGATCAGACCGAGGGCCTTGCCGAGGTCCTGCACCAGGGCGTTCCGCGCCTCCTGGGCCGCGGTCTCCTTGGCGGTCGTGCGCTCCTTGCCGACCTCCTTGCGGGTGTCGGCCAGTTCCTTGGTGAGCCGGGCGATCTCCGCCGCCTGGTCACCGCCTGCTCCGCTCTTCGCCGGCGGCTTCGGCTTCGGGGACTCGCCGTCGCTGTCCGTACCACCGCTCTCGGTCCCGCTGTCGCCGTCGTTGGCGCCGCTGTCAGTGGTGTCACCGGCGGTGCCGTCGCCGCTGGATCCGGAGTCGCCGCCGTCCCCTCCGTCGGCATAGAAGACCGGGGAGAAAGGGGCGCGGCGGTAGGGGTGGGCCCAGCCGGTTCGGGGCATGGTGGAGCGTCGCATCGTGCCCTCCTGGGGCGCGTCGGGGCCGACCCCTGGCCGGCCTGGGGCGGCCCGCGCCTGGCGGGCCAGCGGTTCACCCGGCCGCACCCGGCGGCCGGAAGTCTTCAGCGGGCGGAGGAGAGCTGTTCGCGGTGGCTCTTGCGGGGCAGCCCGTCGCTCTCGGCGAGCAGGTCCCGCACCCGGCCTTGGTACTCGCGGACCTTGGCGTTCGCCGCCTTGCGCTGGTCGTCGTCCATGGCCGCGGCCGCTCGGCGCTTCCAGCTGCGGATCTGCCGTTCCAGGTACCGCTGCTGTTGGGTCTGCTCGTAGGTCGCCCGGTCCTCCTGAACGGGCGGGCGCCGGGTGATCCCGGGCAGGTACGCGCTGACCCGGTGCCGGCAGTTGGGGTGTTGCAGGCCGGCCGCGCGTGCGTCCGCCAGCGACCCGGCAATGTGCACGGTGACGGTCTGCCCGTCATCGGTGGCGTGCTGGAGCTGGACGTCGCGGGCACCCGATCCCCCGATGGAGAGGACCTTGCGTTCCCAGGGGCGGCAGAGCGGGCACTCCTCCGGGCTGTCCGAGACGACCACCAGGTTGATGCCGGCGGCCTCCAGCCGGTCCGTGTGGGCCTGCACCGCCGCCTTGCCGACCGCGGACCGGGTGGCCATCTCCGCGTAGGAGGTCATGTCCCAGGCCCGACCTGCTTTGTCGACGAATCCGGTTACGCCCTTCGTCGCGAAGCGGGCGAGGGCCCGGGCCGCGGCCTGGCGGCGGGTCTCGGCTCCCACGAGCACGGACACGGACGCCTCAGCCACGGTCTGCCGGTACACGTCGAGGCCGACCCGTAGGACCCGCTGGTACACCGGGCCCGTGTCGGCAACGACGGCCGCGGCGAGTCGGTCGATGACTGCCGCGCCGGGCAGTGCCTCGGCCGCTGCCGCGGTTTGCCCGATCGGGAGCGCGCCGAGTTCGGCAACTGCGGCCTGCTGACCGCGCTCGTACGCCTGGGCGATGGCTTCGCGCAGGGCGCCGTCGGTATCGGTCTGGAGTCCGGCGAGGAGCTCGCGCAGTCCCTGCTGAAGGTCACCAACCGCGGCGAGCTTCCGCTCCACCCACCACGGGGCGTCGATGTCCGCGGCCAGCGCGGCGCGGAGGCGCTCCAGCAGTGCAAGTTCGGCCTGCTCGTACAGGGCGCCGACCGCGTGCGCGAGATCCTCGGCCATGTCCGGGGAGACCGGCACCGTCCACCTCCTAGGAGACGAGGCCGGTCTGCATCGGGTCGGGCACGGCCTGGCCGGTCTCGGCGTGGATCGCCGCGACCTCAGCGCTGACGCGCTTGTCGTCCCATTCCGGGTGCATGATCCGGACCTTGGTCTCGGTTGATGCGGCCCCAGCGCGGTTCAGTACCTCGACAGTGTTCGCCAGGGACAGGGCGTCCTCCTGGACGCCGTCCTGGAACTCGACCTGCGGGCGCTGGCGCCAGTCCGCGCCGGAGCGGTAGATGTCGGCGTCCATGGCGAGCAGCGCCTGGATTGCGTCGGCGAGTCCCGGCCGCCACGCAAGGATCTTGTTCCCGCGGGTGGTCATGGACCGCTGCCCCTTGGCCGTGACCTCGGTGGCGGTGATTGCGACCTCGCCCTCACCGCCGAACGTCTGCTCGCTGTAGCCGGCCGAGGAGACGATCCGCTTCACCAGCTCGGCGCAGGTGTCCTTGTGCTCGGCCACCCTGATATCGAACTGGATCAACGTCAGCGGGGACTCGCCGGGCTTGGTGAGCATGTCGAGCCCGGAATAGACCTCCTGCTCGGCGGACCAGATGGGCCCGCGGCCGACGCCGGCGGACTGCAACATGGCGTTTGGGACGGCGACGCGGGCCTTGGCGAGCCGCAGGTCGCGCATCCACGAGGCGTGTGTCTGGTCGAGGTCGTCCATCAGGTTCTCGACGCCGTCGAGGTCGGAGCGGCCCAGGTTGGACAGCAACGGCAGAGACCGCCATCGGCGGGTCGGCTGGTTGGGAATGTAGGCGACGCCAAGCCGCGGGTAGCCGGTGAGGATCTGCCCCTGGTCGTCGACCCGGGTGGCGAGCGCCGCCGTCTCGTCCAGGTCTTCCAGCGGCACCGGCCGGCCGAGCTTGTCCTTGGTGCCCTGGTAGAGGCCGTGCAGGATGCGGCCGGGTTCATGCCGTTCCAGGTGTCGCCAGACCTGCCCGTCCTCCTCCTCGACGACCCGCCAGAACGTGACCGCAGACAGGCGCCCCCAGGTGAATTCGGGGATGGCCCGGTCGGCGTGGACGGTGTCCAGCCAAGGTTCGTCGGCGAGCGTGGTGTCGGCGACGGGCCGCAGGTACACCCCACCGTGGGCGGCGTCCAGCTCGGCGGCACGGAGGAGGGTGGCGTGGAAGCGGTCACCGCAGACCGCGTCAAGGCGGGCTTGCGTCTTCTCGGAGTCGACGACGGTGATCCTGGGCGGCTCGGAGAAGAGCAGGTTCGCCGAGGCGGAGCAGATGTCCCCGGCGATGGGGATGTGGGTGTGGGAGCGGAGCTCACCGGGCGCGGGCGGGGTGCCCCACCACCAGCGGGAGATCCGGCCGACGAGCCCGCCCCGGTACTGGCTGGTTTTCGGGTCGGGCATGCCGAACTGGCTGCCGCCTCCGTAGAGAGCGGTGAGCTTGTCCGGGTCGCCGCCCCACCAGGTGTCCCACGCGTCGATCGCCTGGAGTGCCGGCCGCAGGGGCTTTGGCGGCCAGGGGATGCTGTGGTCGGGCAGTGGCACCTCATCACCGCCTTCCCGGGTTAGGCCGCCATGTCGAGGGCGGTGATGAGGTGGGGGCGCCAGAGCGCTTCGGTGGTGACCACGGCGTACCGGCCGCCGTCGAGGGAGTGGTCGGCGACCTTGATCGGCTTGTCCTTGCCGTCCTCGGTGGCTTTCGGGTCCCAGGAGTAGCCGGGTGCCTCACGGATGAAGCCCTCGCACCGGTCGCTGACCAGCAGTTGGCCCTCGGCAAGGAGGGTGGCCAGCAGGGTGATGCCGCGGGAGACGTCGTTGTCGGCTTCCTGCGCGGTCAGCCCGTCGTGGTGGAGCTGGGTGCGGAAGCTGGCAGCGGCCGGGTCAACGACCACCCACTCCGGAAGCTGGGAGGCGGTCTGGGGGGCGTGGGCGGTGGTGTGCAGCCAGTCGCGCATGCTCGCCGACAGCTGGCCGTCGGTGAGCCGGTTCTGGGAGTGCTGGGGGTCGTGACGCCACTCGTCCATGAGGTACAGGCGGCGGTCGGCGCCGAGGCCGAGGAGCAGGCCGGTGCTGGGGTTGGTGGTGCCGTAGTCGACGCCGAGGGCGAGGACGCGCTGCATGGCCGGCATCTGGTGCCATGGGATGACGTGCCGGTCGGGGTCCCACATGTCGAAGATCGCGCCCTCGGCGGCGACCCACTCGCCGAGGATGAACCGCCGGTACCACAGGCCGGTGTAGGTGCGGCGGTACCGTTCCTTGACGGACTCGGCGAGGGCCGGGTTGTCGTCGAGCTGGAAGTGCCAGACCCGCCAGTCCGTCAGCTGCCCGAGCCGGTCGAGGAACCGGCGCCGGACCCAGTGCGCGGGGCTGTCCGGGTTGGTGGTGCAGAAGATCTGCGAGCCCTCGACCGAGCAGCGGCCGAGGAGCTGCTGGAAGAAGTCCTCCGAGATGACGGTCAACTCGTCGACGTACGCGCCCGCGCAGGTCAGACCGCGCAAGACCTTCTCGGCTTTGGCGTCGGAGGCGCCGAGGACGTGGATCGTCCGGCCGAGGATGGTCGCTGTGGACGCGCCGTTGGTGTACCGGGTCAGCCGGGCGAGGGGCCCCATGATGTCGGGGTCCATGAGCGGCCCGAAGACGTTCCGGTTCAGCGAGTCGCGGGTGCGGCCGACGACCACCAGCTCGCCGCCGCGGGGCGCCGTGGCAACGTAGATCAGCCAGCGCAGCAGGGAGACGATCGTCTTGCCGCTGCGGATGCTGCCCTCGGCGAGGTTGACGAACGCGGTGCTGTTGACGACGTAGTCGAGCTGCTTGCGGCCGAGGCCGAAGCGGCCGGCGAGGTCATGGAGCATCACCCGCCCCCTCGTCTGAGGCCGCCTCCTGCTGCTCGTTCCATACGGCGGTGAGTCCGGTCATCAGCTTGCCGAGCATGCTGCGGGCGTTGTCGATGCCGTTCTCCTCGGCGGGCGGGCACAGCTTGAGGGATCGGTCGATGGCCATGCCGGCGGTCGCCATCAGGTTCTTCTTGTCGGCGGCCGGGGCTTCGTCGAGGGTTCGTTCCTCGAACGTGTTGTCCTTGCCGCCGAACGCGTAGACGATGGTCGGCTGCCACATGCGCGCGCGGAGGTTCTCGGCGTCGGTCAGGAGCTGCTCGGCGAGCGCCAGGCGACGGGAAGCGAGGTCCTGTCGGCGGGTCTCGGTGGCTTCGGCGAGTTGCGGCCCGCGGTTGAAGCTGAGGCCGAGCTCGGCGGCGAGGCCGGACACCCGGCGGGCGGAGAGCCCGGTGGCCCGCATGATGTCGTTTCGGCCGAGGCCCTGGGCGTGGAGCCGGGTGATCTCGGCGCGGTCCTCATCGGCGGCGAGGCGGCGATCGGCGGGCGGCACGGTCACCCCCAGGTCAGAGCTGCTTCGTGCCGGGGTCGTTCTCGGGGAACTCGTAGCCTTCGCCGGCGATGCCGCGGGGGTCGTCGGGGGTGCATTCGACCCAGCGTCGGGTGTCGAGGGCCCAGAAGTAGCAGCCGCCACCGCGCGGGAGCGGCGGGCGGTAGTTGGGGTCTTCGGGGGTGCTCAACTGGTCCTCCGGGATGGTCAGGCGGCGGCTTGTCCGACGCGCCAGCTTGGGTGTCGGCCGCCGCGGGCGGGCCGGTCGGCGCCGTGCTGCCAGGTGTGCAGTTCGGCGCGGGCGGCGGTGGGCAGGTGGTAGAGGTGTGGGCCGCCGGGGATGGGCAGCGCTTCGATCAGGCCCTCGAATACCCAGCGCTTGATCGTGGACTCGGAGACACCGAAGGTGGCGGCGGTGCTGGCACGGTCGGCGATGTCCTGCGGGCTGATCTGATCGAGCGCAGGGTTCGGGTAGACGGCCACGGTGGCACCTCCCCGGGCAGCACGAAGGCCCCGCGCGGTTTCGCTGCGGGGCCTTCGGGGCGTTTCTGGGCAGGGACTACCTGCTGCAAGCGAGGTTACGACGGGCGGCGATCACTGCGCAAGCGGCTACCTCGCGAGGCCTCGGCCGGGCAGTGCGGACGGGCGGGGGGCTGAAGGCTCCGCGGGCTCACAGGCCGCGCTGTGCGGCGGCGATCGTCTCGGCGACGGCGAGGACGGCCAGGAGCTGGGCCTGGCCGGGTTCGGTCTCCAGGTAGCCCGTGGCCATCAGTTCGGCGAGCCGCGCGGCCTGGCCGACGGCCACGGTCAGAGCGTCGTGGGGCTCATGGGCTCCGAGGAACCTGGCGCTCCCCTCGGCGAGCCAGGCATGTGCGGCGCGCAGGGTGGCAGCGATGTCACCGCCGTGGTCCTCAAGGCGCTGCGTGCTCATCGATCC